ACAAGAGCTGAGTCTCTACATCCCAACATGTTAGGGTTAACTCTCCTTAATCATGCACTTCAAGACCTGCTGAAGGGGAAGAAAAATGGTGAAAGAATTCTATGGTCCACGAGGTCGTTAACGTACTACTGCAATACGACGAGTAAAGAGGCAATTCGTGACTTCCGTAATCGCGCTATCGATGTCCGATTGAGAACGGATGCAGACTCCGGATATCCGCCAGCGAGAGTGAGTCCGTTAGACGGTCGTGTAACATGGTCGAAGCAGTCGTTATTTGGATCTCTCTTTCCTAGTCATACGTGCGATATGACAAGAGTAAACGATCGCGTACTGGATTTATTCTGCTCAGGCATAATGAGACCATTCGGTCGATACGCTAGTGCGATGTCATTATGGACTACAGTTTTACGACGATACTCCAAGCGGATTGCCGGGCGCAAAGTCATGACTATAGGAGTGGGACATGGAGCCACATCATCCGTCGCATTACGATCGGGCGCACTGCATGTCGAAGGTATCGACCTAAGAACCTCGTTTCCGATGATAACTCAACGAGAAGGTACTTACGTTCCGCCGGAAGTAATGCAATGTGGTATGCAGTCGCAATTCAGTTGGTCCGACTACGTTTTTGAATTTGGTGGTGACATAACCGCGTACCCGAACCTCGTATGTGAGTCTCGCCCGGACGTAATCATTCTCGATGTTGAGATTGAGCTCGCTGACCAGCTTCCGTTGCTGTACTCCATCCCTCACGGTACACTCGTATTCTTCAGAGTCATCTGCTGCGAAGACAAAGCCAAGTGGATCATATCGGCTTGTAATCCGCTCAGAGTCACTAACAGCTCAGCTGTACGAAGCTCAAAGAAGCAATCTTGGATCTTCGTCTACGAAAGCCCAGGGTACGACTGGGTCGGGAACTCAAACGAAATTTCGCTAGATACTGTCGCAAGGTTTCGACCAAAGATCGACCGGTCTCTAAAGTATACGACAGAGCGTGTCAATGACTTCATACGGCCATCGGGCTACGAAATCAAGGAAGCATCACTGGCTCACCTGTCCGATGTTCGCAAATCCCTCTACAGCGACTACTTGAACTCGAATTCTGAATGGATTCGTCTTCAGCTCAAGTTAACATATGAGTACGTCGATCGGAT